TGTTTTCTGCGTAACCAAACTCTATCTTTGCCCCTGATGGGAATCGCCACTCTTTTTCTTGCTCTCTCCATTTTGCTCCAGGAAATGCTTTCGAGTATAATAGCTGAGACTTTTGAATTAAGTCTCTTAACTCTGGCATTGTCCTTCTAATTAGGAGTGCTCGGTGTTGAGCTTTGGAACAGTATCGAAGCGGATCTACTAGCATCGCATATGATTTACCACCGCCTCTTGCTCCACCATAAAAAACTTCTCTTTCAGAAGCTGCAAGGAATTGTGTCTGTGGACCTGAGTTAGGTTTAAAGATCACCTCTTGCTGATTTATGTGCTCTTGTATATTTTTAGGAGCACTCTCGATTTGATCTTCCGTAAGTAGTTGAGTCTCTTTTCCTTTCAAAGACTTATCTATAGTTAACAGTTTATTTTTAATATTTTCTGCTGACTGTTTGGCAGATCTTAGAGATTGTTCTGCCTTTGCAACTTTCTTACGACTGCGAGCTAGAATCTGTTGTGTTGACTTCTTGGCTTTCTTTTGAATTATCTTCTTTGGTTTCGGAGGTGCTATTTCTTGCAAGTCTTTTTTTAAGTCCGACATGTGATATGTATCTTCCTGTTTTTCTATGTAGCCAAGATGCTGTCTCTCTTAGTGAGCAAGTCTTTGAATATTCTCTTGCTTGACCCAGAGCATCTAATTCTTCTTTGATGGGTTCTAAATAATTTGGATCACTAGATTGTTTAAAACCAAATGGTATTGTTCTAGCTCTCTTTTTTATTTTTATCGGTTCCATCTTTTGCTGGTAATATAAATATACCGTGCAGAGCTTTCATGTTTACATCTAATTGATCTTTCTTTGTAATACCAACTCTGTCTAGTATTGAGTTAGCGGCTGCTAGACGAATACTTGCCTGTGGAGTAGTGCCGTCTTCATCTAGTAAGGCGATTAACCTATTAGCCGCTTGTGCAGAGTGTGTAGATAAATGTGTCTCCGCTAATTCTGTAATCTCTTTTTTCAAATTCCTAATAACTTTAGGATAAGAATGGGAGGAATATCCCGCCAGTCTTGCTGCTTCTCGTGGATTTCCTTTCGCTTCTGCGAACAATACGTCTAGAAACTTTTCTTGCATATCTGTTAAGTTTCTTTTTTGAATCTTTGTTATAGAAGAATCCATGTTTTGCATTTATTAATTCCATAATCTCACCAAATGGTAGAGATTTTACTAGTTTTGTGTTAAGTTCTTGCATTATTTGTGATGACCTCTTGTTTTTTGTGTGAAATATGATAGTGTGTGTCCTTTAAATAATACATACTTTCCTATTATAGTAGTTATATGCAATTTTGTCAAGGATTATTTTTAAAAAATTACATCTGCGACATTATTGTAGTAGACAAAATTGAAATGTGGGTGTATAATGTTCATAGGAACCCCAGGGGGGCCTTTACACCTATACTAAACCTATTTTTAGAACTACCCCCTAGGGTATTCCTAGGAATATTGTCGGAATATTAGGCCCTGAAATATGGCCCAGAGTTGGTTAACAAGGACTTTGGAGATTTTCTGGTAATGCTATATGTATGTATATATACCACCCCCTAGCCCCCTGCGTACTACTAGGGGTTATCTTGTTTTTTTACAGAAATTTTTTAACTTGCCCTGAGATATGGTTAAGAAATACCCTAGAATTACTCAGGGGGTTTTTTGGTTACCACTTATAAATTTTTCAGGGGGTTTAAATTTTTGTAACTAATACCCCCCCCGTTAACTACAAGCTATAAACTAAAAACCCCCCTGAAATTAATCAAGGGGGTTTGGGGGGTTCTCAAATATATGGCTTAATTATTCGCTAGTATTTTCTATGCTAGTTATTTGACAATATGCCTTTTCAACATTGTCTTTACCAATGGCGTTGATCTCATTACTCATAATGTATTTTAGTTTCATCATAAAATTACTACTTATTTCAGTATGAGTTGTGCCAGATAATTCATTAGTTTGAATAGGCATTTCTATTTTTACCAAATCACTTTTATATTTATTTACTTCACCTTTTTTATAAATAATAAAATAACCTTTACAATTAAAGGTATGATTTGGAATTATACAATTTATTAAATCACTCATTTATTTACCCCCTTTCATAACTTCTGTTATTCTTTTAACATCAATTAAAGCAGTTAATTTATTATATTTATCTAAAAATTTTTCATTACTGAAATTTCTATTTTCAGATTTAAAGAATATACAAAAATCATTTAATAATTCTGTATGCTCTTTATATTTATTATCTGCCAATATTTTAACGATACTTTCAAAATGTTTTTTTGATAGTGCCATTTATATTTTCTCCTTTTTTAGTTTTAACATACTTTATTTTAAAATAATAATATGGCTAAAATGTGGCAATATGTTCTTGCTTTGTTCTTTTTGTCGCATATAAAAAAGCCCCTATTATTTTATTAATAAGGGCTTTAATATTTATTATTTATTTTATTAGATATTGCTTATTAAATTGTTTTTCAAAATCAACAAAATTTTTACTATTAAATTCTGTTGGCTCAAAGCTAACAACCTCATCACCATAAAAGAATAATTGTTTTTTAGTTTGCTTTCTTACATCTTCAACAATTTTTTCTTTAGCTTGACCATAATTTTCTAAACTGAAAATATGTTTTTCAACACTATGTAATTCAGCATATAATTTATGGTTATCAAAATAATTTAAAAAGTTTTTAACAACTTGTAAAATCTTTTTAGAATTATCTTTTTTAGCTGTCATTTTTTTAGCTGATTGTTTTAATTGAGTAAGTGCTGAGTCATTATCTCTATTTTCATTTAAGACTTTAAATAATACAACACGACTTAATTTATCAAGTTGAGTTAAATTAGCATTAAAAGATGTTATTCCTTTAGGGGCTTTTTTATGCTCTAAATCAACACCAAATACTTTTTTAACTTGCTCGTTGCTAAATGATTTTACAAATATTTCAAAAACATCTTTATGAAATTTGTAATTTTGGTTTCCTTTAGCAATTAATAAAACTAAAGCCCAGCAAATTTTATTTGCTGTTGTTCTAATAGCATTATTTTTTATAGCATTATTAGTTTTTTCAACTTGATAATCTATATTATATTTACTCATATCCGCTGTTAGTTTTTCATCTTTAGTTTTAACTTCTGAATTATCTTCATCTTCACTTTCAACTTCCTCTTCAATATCTTCTGAAAATTCTGTTGTTGCTAAATGTGATAAATCAGCGATAGGCAATAATAAATTATTTACTATTAATGCTCTAATCTCATTTAATTGAGATTGGTTTTTTATTCCATTAATAGTTTTTATTATCTCGCCACCATTACGGCAACCCAAAAAACCATAAATGCTTTTTTCATTTTTCTTTAGTTTGCCTTGACTTTCAAGAATTAGATATTCATTTATAATATCTAAACTTGTTTTTTCATTTTTAATATTATTGTCGCCAATACTATTAAATAATGTGTTTAGTTTATTCATAACATTTCCTTTTTGTTAGTGTTATTAATGTTATAAACCTATATTATAAATGTGTCAATATTATGGCAACAAATAATTAATTTTATTAGTTATTTAAAATAAGTGTTGATACATCTATATAATAACAACTATTTCAACTCATTTGATTTTGCTTAAATTAGCATTGATTTTATTGACATTTTTAAAAAAACTAATGATTGCAACAATAATTGACACATTAAACTATAAATTGTAATATTAGTTATTATGAATACAATATTATATACAGGTTTAAGTATTATTTTTATTGGCTTTTTATTTTTTATATACGCTGTACATAGTATAGCCAAATATGAGAGAGAGTTATATAGACAAAAAGAGTTAAATAAAAGTTTTATGGAAAATAAGAAAAAAGAAAAAAACAATGGCAAGTAAAATAATTAAAATAAAAGTAAGTAATGCTAGTAATTTACAAATTCAAACTTTGTTATTAGAAATAGGACTAATAATTAAACAATGGTTTAGAAAAGTAAAGGTTAAAATAGAAGTTATAAAATAATATGGACTTAAAAATGCAAATAATAATGGCTTTAAGTGTCATCATTTATTTTGCTATTATATGGCAAGATTTAATGTTGTTATAGACTTGACATTATTTTCTTTTTATGATGTAATAATTATAGAAAGGATAAATAATTATGACTACAACACTAGCTACATTTTTTTGGGCAACCATTATAATGTTAATGATTGCTACATTTTTATAAAAAAATATATGGAAATAGATAGGTAAAACCCCTTGTCATTAATTTGACAGGGGGTTTTTTATTTGTTATTATAAATAATTAACAAAGGAGTAATTGTGAATAAAATAATATCAAATGACGAGATGTGGAAAAAGCAAGTATCACAAGATAATATTGAGAAATATACTTATGCTATCAGGTTAATGGAAAAACACACAGAACTTGAACGACTAAAATATAAGTATGAAACTCTTAAATCAAGTAATAAAATGTTAGCTGATGATTTAAAAGAAGTTGATTTAGTTATTGATAAACTAAAAAGACATCAATGGAGTTTTGATAATGACCCACAATCAAGTTTAAAAAATGCTATAATGGATATAATAAAAGATTTCTAATCTTTTTCCCCTCGTAAAAAGATAAGCCCTTGTCATTAATTTGACAGGGGCTTTTTTATTTTGTATAGTGTACTTCTCAACAACAAGGAGAACATATATGTTAGATAATGATAAAAAGCCAACATATGACGATACAACTTGGGAATTAAAATGGAAAAGGTCTTTGCGTAAAAGACTTATTAATTGCCTTGCTCGTATTGAAAATGACGGCAAACCTACACAAGAACTTGGCTACGAGATAGCAAAAGTAAAAGAGTGTTTTGTGTATTGGAATAGTGATGTTGCATTGTGGGAGAAACACAATATGGTTATACCTACAAAGCCAATGTCAGAAAGTGATAGTCAATGATGAAAAAAGCGTTGATTTTATTGACTTTTTTAACACTTGTAGCTTGTAGTAATAAACAAGTTATGCTTGGCAAGAAGTGTTTAAAAGAAGTTAATGGTAATGAAATAATAACAACTAAATCTTATGTATGGTTTGTAAATAAAGACCACGATTGGTCTAGTGATTTAACCAAAAGTAATTGTAAATAATATGATAAGAAAATATATTGTTATGATGAGGTTTGGCGATAGTGAAACTTTTAATTTAGATGAACAATTTGTTAATAGGCAAGACGCAGATAAATATGTTGAACTTATGCAAAAGAATAAACCTAATGTAAAGTTTTATTTATTTGAACAATCAAAAGACTATAACTATACAGAAGAAAAAAAGAAACCTACTAAACTTACATTTTTAGATAAGGTTAGACTAGGTATTTGACAAATACTATTTAATATAGTATTATTAAAGGGCAATCAGGGAGACTTGGTTGCCCTTTTTTATTTGGCAAAGTAGGGCTAGTCCCACGCAATAATTAAGGGGGGTGGGAAATACTAGTTATTAATTTGCCCACCCCGAATAATCAACAAGGAGAATAATATGTCAATAATACAATATGAACCTGTACACATTGGCGACTTCTCTAGCTTTATAGAAAATCTTGTAAGTAAAACTAAATCAAAAAGATTTAGAGCAGGGTTTATGAAAAAAGCTGACGACTTTAAAAAGTCAGGGAAGTATGTTTATAGAACAGGTAAGTTTGATTTCAAATATCGTAAGACTTGGAAACAAACTGATGGCACAATGTATAAGCGTAAAGGCAAAGCTAGGACTACTAAAAGAGAAGATTATCTTTTAGCACACGACCTAGAAAGAAAAGCACCTAGAAATATCTCATACCAAAGATTGTTATGGATAAATGTAGGTAAAAAAATATGGGGTGTCAGTCAATTTAGATTAGCTGATGAGCATATTAGGTTATATGTTTTAAACCCTACGAAGTATAGTCAGTTAAAGAATTTACTTCGTGGCAACCTAGATGGGAGTACAATACAATGACAAGAGATAATAAATGGTGTCAAAATCCCCATTGTCCCGAAAAGAAAAACTCAAATCAAATTAGGGGTAGTAAGGGTAGTAAGTATTATCAATCTAATAAAGCTAATGGATATGGTAATGGTAATTTTTGTACACTTAGTTGTTATGATAACTGGTCTAATATATATTTAGATAGGGCTATTGATTCAATCGGTGTTAGAATAACAGAACCAGTAAAAGTTAATATGGAAAATGCTTGGATTATTGATGCTGAGTATCAATATTCTAGTGGTTACGGAGATAGTAATTGGCTTTATTTTTTAGTTAATAGGTTATATAATATTAGACACCCTCTTACTAAACAACAAGCAACAATAAATCCTAATGATGAGTATAGTCCACGACTCACATCAGCACAAGCCAAAGAACTAGCACAACAGCTTGGCTTGACATCACAACAATAATATAGTAATATATAGATACTATTGACAACAAGTTGGTAGTATCTTCAACAATGAAAGGAGTACTCAATGGAGAAGAAAAAAGATATTAGATTGAATAAAGATTATCGGACAGCTTATATAAAAGACTTCCGAAGATTTTTAGAATCTAAAACAGATAACCCAAAGTATGAGGCATTTTTGTCAGCTAAAACTTTGTGTAAGACTAGGATTGATGACGCATTTAAAACTGCCACCAATGTAGTTACACGATTATATAAGCCCGAAGATGTTTCTACTCTACAAAAATTGCAGAAGAAATATAATACTGTTGATGCCACAGCAAAAGACAGTTGCTTTTATTTTGCAGTTGTAGATAAAAAGGGAAAACCAGTAATGCACCTTGACCATCACAATGATGAAGAACAAAAAAGAAAACACTTCAGCTTTGAATTAGATGGTAGTCATACTGGTAATTCATCATACGACCACGAAAATGAATTTGGTTATGCTTGGTATCGTGAGGAGTTAAAAGCTAATGGCTATAACCCTGATATAGAGATTGAGCAAAAAGGTAACCGAAGTAATCCTCATCATTCAACTAATGCAAATGAAAATCAGCGTTGGTTAAAAGGTAATGACGGACAATCTACTAACTGGTATCAAGTGTGGAAAGATAACTATGCTTTAGATATTATTGGTAGTGGTGGTTGTCGTTCTCGTGCAATACCTTGCACAGAACAAGAGTTTGCTACATTTGAGCTAATGTTAATAGCAAAAGCTAATGTAGTAAAGACTCATCAAGACTGGATTAGTTCTATATTACGGGCAACTGATTTAGTAGGTGAGCAGATTAAAGCTATGAAAACTAAATCTGAAGTAGATATGTTAGCTAAAGAATATGGGTGGGAACCAAATGTTACCATCAATAAAATCTTTGGTAGTGCATTAGTAGTTAATCCTGCTAGTGTTAAGTCTATGACAGATTCTATATTAGGTTATGAGAGGAAACCTAGCAAGGAAGAAAAGATTGCTAATGCAAAAATTGCTTTGCAGAAACATCTTGAATCCCAACAAGTAGCTTAAATTACATAAGGGTTAGGCGAGAAATCGCCTAGCCTTTTTTTATGGATATACATTACGGAATACTACAATTATTTATAGGTCTATGTGCCATTATGGTGGGTGGACTTATTGTTTATTTTGTGATAAACTACAATATAAAAAAAGAAAAAGAAGAAGAAGAAGAAAGGAAAAAAAATAAGGTACACAATTATGAGATATAAATATAAAGTAAGGGAGTTGGGAAAAGAAACATCAGAAGATATGGAAGCTATGTCTTTAAAAAAATTAAGGAGAAAGTTAGACCATAAAAAAGAGTATGCCATTGAGTATACAAATAAACATAATAATTTTATTTCAACTACAACTAGAGGGATAGAACCAAAATGACAATAAAAAATAAATCAGTAATTAAATTTACTAAAGATGATATTAAAAGTGTTTACATAACCTCACATAAATATGATACTTGGGCAACTATTACACTAAAAACTGGAGTAGAAATAAGAAGTCATAGTAATGAACTTGAGCAGATAATATTAGATAAATATAAATCTTATGTTGCGTTTGGTGCAATAACACACACTTGGTTATCAATGAACAACGGGGAAGATTTCAAGGTATAGTATATTAACCCTGCCCCGAAACGCAGGATATCATATCATACTTTTTAAAAAAAGTCTATTATGCAAATTGACTCATCTATTAACTTATGGTATAAATAATTATGAAAAGAAAAAAAATAAAATTTAATCCATACAGACCAACAGGAAATATAGAAGATTACAAAGAAGCTATACAAATAATCTTTGTTGATTATGCAGACATATGGGTAGAGGGTAAGGCTAAAAAATTCTACAAAGAGATAAATAAAAAATTATTAAAGATAGGTATATGAAAAGGAAAGAATTAGAAAAAGAAATAGGTACACTATCTAACCCTAGTAAAATGCCTGCGTTTGCTTGGGGTATATCAGCAAAGAAATGTATTACAGGTGCGAAGTTAGCAAAAGTAAAAGGCACTATCTGTAATAAATGCTATGCCCTCAAAGGACATTACGCATTTAAAAATGTATTTGATGCTCACGAGTTAAGAAGAAAAGCAATAGAAAAAAATGAGTGGGTAGATTATATGGCAGAACTTATTACCCAAAAGTACAAAAACCTAGATAAATCAAGGCATTATCACAGGTGGTTTGACTCAGGAGATTTACAATCTTACTCACATCTTATGAAAATATTTGAGGTATGTGAACTAACACCACATATAAAATACTGGTTAGCCACAAGAGAATATCAATTTATAAAAGACATCAAAGAAGAAGATGTACCAAAGAATTTATGTTTGCGTGTATCTGCAATCAAAGTAGATAGTCCACCACCAAAGTTTTGGAAGTGGACATCAGGTGTACACAAAGATAAACCTGCAGTTGGACAAGAGTGTCCTGCATATAAACAAGATGGTGAGTGTAAATCTTGCCGTACTTGTTGGAGTCGTAAAGTTAAACAAGTAAGCTATAAGGAGCATTGATGACAAAAAAAGAAATCTTTAGACTAAACGAAATAATTGGTGGATTATATGTTGGTCAATGGAAAGGTAAGAAAAAACAAGATGAATATAGAAAGGCAGTCAATACTATATTTCATCATTTTTTTAAATTAAAAGATAAAGACTGGGAGAGGTACTATTAATGAGTGTAGATGGAAAAGAACATTGGATAGAAAACAGAGCAATAGAATTGTTTGAGGAAATGCAAAGAAAAAATCCTCACTTATCTTGGAATGAAATAGATGAGTTATGTTATAAACAAGCAGAAGAAGATTATATGAATCAACCTGAAGTGGATTATAAAAAGATACAAGAGGAGTCTGAAATAGAATGATATTAAAAAAACTTATAGTAAGACTTCGTATGTGGTATGCAGATATTAGAGGTCATCACGGAAAAAAATGGAACTACGAAGCTGGTGATTGGTATATGGGTAGGCACAAAAAGAAAAGAAAATGAAATATATAATAATATTATTATTACTTACAGCTTGTAAGACTACAGATGTAGACCCAAAGTTTACAATAATAAAAAATATTTTACAAAAGCAGTTGACAAATCAATAAAAATATGATAGGAGAAAACAATGGAAACAAAGAACTACCTCATAAAAGTATACGGATTAGGATATACAGGGCAATACACATTACCACTTACAGGAGTTGTAGACGCAGATAGAATAGATGATGAGGCAACACATCTAATACTTACTAAAAAACTTATTCTCACTCGAGATACCTTTTATGATAAAACTAAAACTAGGGTTACATACGAGGAAGTTAAGAATTGAATTATAAACAGCAACTAAATATTATACAAGGACTATTTATTCCACCTGACACACAGATGAGAATGGATTGTCCTTTCTGTAAAAATTTAAATACATTATCAGTAGACACCACAGAAAATAATATAAACTGGTATTGCTTTCATTCGACTTGTAAAGCTAGAGGAAAAAAAGAAGGAGAAAAAAATATGCAGTATGTTAGTACAACATTTAATAAAAAAGAAAATAAAACAAGTCAAAGATTTATTATACCTGATAGTTTTAAAATAGTATCAACAAATAAAAATGCACAAATGTATTTACATAAAAATAATTGTTGGGAAGCCTGGGCTTGGGGTAGAGCAGATATTAAGTATGATGTAAAACAAGATAGAGTTGTATTCTTAATTAAAAATAGAAATACAGATGAAATAGTTGGAGCAGTGGGTAGAGGACTAAATAAAAATGTATATCCAAAATGGTTTATGTATGATAATAAAGATGTGCCATTTAAATGTGGCGATTGTGATGATGCAGTTATTGTAGAAGATTGCCCATCAGCTTGTGCAGTATCTAATGTATTGACAGGTATATCTATTATGGGTACAAAATTAAAAGAAGAACATAAAGAACATTTAAAACCGTATAAAAAACTATATGTCTGTTTAGACAGAGATGCTACCACAAAAGCATATGATATAGCGAAAGATTTAAGGTCGTCAGGGTTTGACAATGTCGTGGTTAAGCCATTAGAAGATGACCTTAAATACTTTAATACAAAACAAATAGAGGAGATATTTTATGATAGAAAAACAAATGCTTAGACTAATGCTTGGCAAAGCGTTCTATACAAAATACAAAGGCACTATATCACCTACTATATTTACAGGAGATATAAGTTCTTTGTTTGATACAATACAAAAAGCACATGCAAAATATTCAGATGATATAAGTGTTGATGAATTATATTCTTTGCATACTGCTATATTTAATCCTGCATTAACTCGTGCTGCAAAAGAAAAATTTAGTGAGTTAGTAGAAGATATAAAAGAAATACAAGAACCTAGTAAAGAAATAGCAAAAGATATTATGCGTATCTTATCTGATAGAGATTTAGCACAACGAATAGCTGTTGAAGCTACAGAAATATTTAATGGTAAAGATGCAAATTTTACTGAGATAACAGGTATGATAGAGAATCATAAACAAGGTGATGAGGAAAAGACTCCTGCAGTTACAAGTGATGTAAAAGAAGTATTAGGATTGCTTGATGTAACTACTAAATGGAAGTTTAATATACCTGTGTTAAAAGAAAATGTAGGTGGTATTGGTGGTGGTAATCTTATGATTGCATTTGCTAGACCTGAAACAGGTAAGACAGCTTTTTGGGTTAGCTTGTGTGCAGGACCTGAAGGATTTGCTGAACAAGGTGCAAAGGTACACGCATTTATAAATGAAGAACCTGCTATCAGAACACAGATGAGAGCCATATCTTGTTATACTGGTATGACTAGAGAAGAAATAATACAAGACAAAGATATAGCACAGAATGCTTGGGGTGAAATAAAAGATAATATATCTATGTTTGATACAGTTGATTGGTCTATGGAGGATATAGATGCACATTGTGAAAAACATAAACCTGATATAATAGTTATTGACCAGTTAGATAAAATAAATGTGACAGGTACATTTGCTAGAACAGATGAGAAGTTAAGACAGATATACACAA